TTAGTGGCTGTACAAACAAATTGTTGCAAAGAACCAGTACTTTCGCGGGTTTGTGGGTTAACAGCGTAAACGTTGGCAACAGTAAATACATCGCCAATTTTAATCGTTGCTGAACCCGTACCACCGTCCATATTAATGGTAGTTGCGCCTTGAGTGCTAACAGCGCCGTTTACCAAAATGGTGTCGGTAGTAGAACGAGTGCCAGTAGTGTGTTGCTTGATTGATTGAGACATATTGACTTCATCAAAGCCCAACACGCCAGTGCCCATCATGCCGTTCTTAAACTGCTTGCTGACTGTGTCTGTTGGATTAAACAAACCTTTCATGCCTTCAACCAAACCAGCATTAGCCGCAGGATTAACTGTTGCATAACGTGGTGACATTGTGGCAGCCGCTTCGTTTAACTTTTGTTGAGCTTGCAACAAGACCAAAGAAGTTGAAGGTGTAGTGCCAGGTGTGCCAACAGTGTTACCAATACTTTGATACGCATTAGCAACGTCAGCATCAATAGAAGATGCCAATTGGCTAATACGAGGCTTTAACACGCGCTCTGCAAAGTCGTCCAATTGCATGGTGAGTTCGGCAGATGTGAAGTTAACACCAATGTGCTTTTGTGAAGCAACGCTAAGAGTTGTGTACTGTTCGTTGTCGTCTTGCACTTGCAAGGCGGCGCCGTCAGTTACCAAAGCGCGATCGGGTAAACGGATACGGAGAGTTGAACCAATCTTTGCACCTTCAACAGCAAAGCTGTCGTCGTACTGACGGTTCACGTTACGGGTGAGCACTAGGTTGTTCTCAAGAATCTCAAGAGCCTTTCTAGTGATCATGTCAATGGTAAGAATCGAATTACTCATGAAAAAAATCCTTTAAAAATTTTAGCGGGTTGCCTGCGCCTGCCATTTTTTCATTTGTCGTGCTCTTTCGGCTTCAATCCACTGCGAATCCGTCATGGTCTTGGTAGACCGTGGGTCCGTAGTGTCATAAGCAGGTGATCCAGTAGATCGAGCAGTGACAGGTGAAATCGGTGCGGGTGCAGATGTCGTTCGTTTGACTGGTGGATTATCAGCCAGTTTGGCCTCAATCTTTCCAATCTCTTTTGCCTGACCGAGTGGCGTCATGCGTGAGATGCGATCTGCCTCTTTAGGGTTGGAGCCAAGGTAGTAAGCTAACTCAGGGCCAACATCTGAAGATTGAATCGTTTCTGCCATCACGTTAGTAATTGGAAGTTTGGGATTGTACGCAACTTGTTCAAAGTCATCGTACTTAGTCCTAGCTTCTTCTTCAAGATCGTGATAACTCTCAAGAACTGCGGATTGCTGTTTAGCAGCTTCACGTTTGGCGATTAGTTCTTCTGCCTTCTGTAAGGCCAATGCGTCTGCATAGGCTTCAGTAGACTCAAACTGATCAACGGATGCTACGGGTGCAGCTCTTAAAACTTGCGTTTCCGCTTGTTTTTGCGCTTGTTCTCGTTCCCATTTACGTTGCTCTCTTGCAAGACGTTTGCCTATGGCAGCATCTAATTCTTCTTGTGAGAAGGTTTTAGCAACTACTTCTGGCGTCTCCGGCGTTTGAACTTCAGTTGCAGGAGTGGCCGTCACTTCTGGGGCTGGCGCGGAGTCAACTTCCGCTAGGTTTTGGACTTCTTCAGTCATGGTTTCGATTCTTTAGAATCCCTGGTGAACCTCACCAGTACGGTTAATCAAATATAACTGTTGCTACTGGGCTTGTTCCTCCCAATACAACATATAGTCCTTTGCTAAAGTATACACCTGCTTCGTCGCCTGGTAAAGGGTAATTACCTGGAGAGGCTGCAATGAATGTAGCAATCAATGTGGTGCCGCTAGTGCTGGCCGTGTTGGTGTCGTACACAGCAACAGTAGGCGCAGTGCCAGAACTGACAAAAATACCTTTGAGTTTGCCCGCACCAACTTTTACCTGAGCAGTAGCAGTGAGAGCTTTATAATTTGCCATGATGTTTCCTTATGCCAAGAATTTTAATTTATACAAGGTGCGGAGATAAATTTCAATGATATTGTCAATAAGCTGTTGCAATGACATATCACTTTTATCTACCACGTCATACCGAGCGTTTTCAATCTGCTTGAGTGAGTCTTCCAAGAACTCGATGATGTTAGCCGTTTTCTTTGCTGAATGCAAAGTAATTGGGCCTATTAAACCATGTCGTCCCTGATAGGATTCCGCAAAATCATCTGCCGCACCGATAATTCGATCATAAAATATATTCAAGGCCATGTGTTTGCTAAAACTGCGGGTATTCAAATGTACTGAATGAGCAACATCACGGGCTAAAAATAAGAGTCCTAAAAAATCGGCTGCTTTCATTGTGGCATTCCTTGTTGGGGTGGCATCTCTTGTTGGGGTGCGTATTCAGCAGACTCAGGCATCATCTCAGGTTGTTCACGTCCAGGCATCTCGCTAATCAAGTCGCCTGATGTGATCATTCCATGCACAGTGCCTAAAACAATATCTTGAATTTGTTCAGGCGACATAGACGCTTGAACCGCAGTTAAACGCTTAGTTTCAGCGTCAAATGCCTTGATTTGAGCCTCAAAGTCTTTGCGTTCTTGTTCTTGCATCTCAATGGATTTGCCCACATTTTTGATCATCTGGTGCATTTGTTCCATCTCTTGACCCATGGCTTGAATCTGCTGTTCAGCCGCTTGCAACTCTGGTGGCTTGTCGCCGTCTTCCATGAGTTTGGGGTCAATCGTCTTAGCAAAGCGTTTGGCCATCTCTTGAGCGCCTGGCCAATCCATGTTTTTAACAAACAAGTCACCTGCCACTTGCCACAATTGTGGGTTACCCTGTAACAACTGAGCCATTGCTTCCAATGCCTCTTGGCGTTTGGTTGCATAGCCTGGACCTGTTGCCACTACAACGTCGTACTTGCCAACATTGGGGTTGTAAACTTTTTCAATCACAATACCCATTTGGTCTGTAATTTTCTTGACGGGCTCTTGCTGAGTCGGGTCAATCTTGACCATGTTTGTCTCACCATCTAAGCCAATCACACGGGCAATACGCTGTGTGTCGTAAATCTTAGGGATCAGGTCAACAAGCTGGCGCGTAATGTGACGAACACCACGGGCTAAGTTGTCGCCGTAGTGGTATGTGCCCACATCGCCTTCACGTTGACGTGCAAGGATGGCTTTGCCGCTGCGCTCGTTGGAACCCATGCCTAAAGAGGCGTTGTATTGCCCTGTTGTGCTCTTAATGTCTTCAGATGCGCCCGCTTTGGCTTGCAACAAGCCGCTAGAAGCCATCGGGGGCTGTGCCCTAGACGGTAACGGCAATGCCTGCCCTTGGCCGTCTGTAACGTCAGGATTAACTTCCAAATACGGCCAATTGGTCGTATTGGCTGTTTTCCATTGGTTCTCATAGCCTTCAAATTGACCGCCATAGCCAATAAACGGTGCTTTGGGCGCCAAAGCAAGCATCTCTGCCTCTTGGCTAACCCAGTAGTTGTACATACGCTGTGCGTCTTTGGCGTTTCTTACCAATCCTGACACATACAAACGACCGTCTACCTCATACTCATTACCAACGATGCGAACTATCGGGATGTATCTCCCCGCCCAATCACGTTCTTCAAGAATTTCATAGCCGTTGATCTTGCAGTATTTAATTTTGACACGATCAGATTCACGAGATTTTTTAGGTTTGCCATATATAGCTTTCAATTGTTTGTCCTCTGGCGTGCCTTCAAAAGCGGTCACATTGCCAGGGTACAGATTAAGGGTTGCAGTGTCGTGATCGACGTAATAATAATCAGCAACGCGAATGGTGTCTTCAGTTAGCCATTGCGACAGATTTTGGTCGCCCACGCCTAGAGACTGCAATGTTGTAATAGGCGCAGAATCAGGGTACATGCGCATGTAGTCATCTTTACTAATATCCTCAGTTACAAAACACCATTTGGCGTCTGCTCCTGTAGGGTCTTGGATAGTCGGGTCCATGTACACGCTAAATGAGTTGCGTACACGGCCAATTTTGATGTCTTGCTCAAATGTGTCTGCATCGCAGTATTCGGTCAAGATTCGGATATAACCTTCGCCATAGGCAACTTGGTTTTCGCAGGCGGTGTCGTAAGCAACGTCGGCGTCCGAGATGTATTCGATGTGCCTGACCATGCCGTTGAAGACTTCGGCAACTTCAACGTCGGCGTTGTCATCGACTGGAATAACTTTGCCACTTGGGCGGTTTTGCCTTTGATCATTGGTCACCTGCTTGACGTGCTGGGGTAACTTGTTAATCGTCAGACATGGACGAGCGTTGATTGATTGGCCTTGCACCGCGCCGCGCGTTGCCAACACATCCGCTGGCCATTGCCATTGGTTGTCGGGTGAGCCCGCATAAAACTTTAAGTCGTCAATTTCATCTTCACGACTTTCAGACAGCGCATCAATGGCTAAATTTAAACGCGAGCGAGCTGTGGCCAATATGTCCGAGCTACTCTTATCCTTAGCCGAACCACCGTTAGCTACGGCGCCTGCGGCGGCGATGCCTGTGTAATCAGCCATTATTTAATCTTGTTTAATACTTTGTCTACGGTTGCTTTGACATTGTTGCCCGATGGAATCGTGCCATGACAATTAGCCGTAGGTGAATAAGTTTCTTTGTTACCGTTAGGCATCCCGCCGTTTTGAACTTTGGGTTCGCGAGAGTTAATCTTGTTAATCTGTTGGGTTGTAGATTTCATTTTTTACCTTTGGACATGGGTTTTTGGGATGCACGTTTAACTGAATACGCTATTGCCACTGCTTGCTTAATAGGTTTGCCCGCAGCCACTTCGGCTTTAATATTCTTGCGAAACGCTTCGGGGGACTTTGATTTAACGAGTGGCATATTATTGCGCGTGGATGATTGCGTAGTTGATCACAACAGCTTCGCTCAAAGTACCAGCAGTAATGTTTCGCAAAGTAATGGTGCAGCTACCGGCCAACATACTGCTGATCCAAGCGTTGTAAGCACCAGCAGTTGCGTTAGCACTGGCTACATTTATGATGATGACGTCTTTGGCAGTGATCAAATTGTTGGTCAACGTAAAAGTTACGTTAGTCAATGTGGTAAGCGATGCGCCGTTCATCGTGATCTGGCCAGCAGACTTGTTCAGAGTCACACCAGTCGATTTGCTTGAGCTTTGCGTTACAGCGCCTTGGGCGGCAGTAGCGTATCCAATTTCTTGGGTTGCATAGCACGTTGAAAATTCGGGGTCAAGATATGCAACGCCAGTTGCTTGTGAATTAGACATACTTATTTTCCTTTCTTTGCTGTTTTAGCAGAGTTTTTAAAATCTTTAGCAGTTGGAGCGCCTTTTGCGCCTACAGGGCGCATTTTCTCTTTACTGCCTGCTGCGATACGTGCCTGTTTTGCATGAATATTTGCGTAAAGTCCTGGCTTCATGGTCAACACTTCCATCTTTTAAGAGCTGCTTTAGCGCGTTCGCCATCTTTGGCGTTGGCCGCTACAGCGCCCATTCTTGCACAAAATGAATCTTTGCGGCCTTGATCGGCCTTGGTCTTAGGACTAGGTGCTGGCGCTTTAAGGTTAGAGCCTGTCTCACGGTTGTACTTTTCGCGCCCTTTGGCAGTTAACCCTGCGCCTTTGGCTGTAGATAGTTTCTCACCACGACCCACACTAAGAGATACACTTTTCTTCATGCGCCCATCCATCCAGTTGAGGCCGAGTTGCCATAACTAGCAACACGACGTGTAGGTTCGACATACTCACGGTGCGCAACAGGAAAAGCAAACGTCACCGCTATTGCATCCGCTGCGTCAGGTGAAGCCAGACCCCTTGATTTCATATCTTTTTTGCTTTCCAAAAAGATTGTTCCACGTGAATCAGGCTTCATCATAGGCGAAATCAAATCAGTTTTCAAGAACCGATCTGACGGAATACTAGCAGATTTCAGCCATTCGCGCATCTCGCCCCACATCTGAGCTCGCATGTTACCGTACATAATCGGGTTTTTGGCCTTGTTGCCAAAATTTACACCTTTAATTTTATACCGCTGTTCTTTCAACCTGTCCACAATACCTGCACCCAACCCACCCTCATCAATTACAACCAAGGCGGGTTTAAACTCTTCAATCGCCTCAATCACGTGACCCACTACAGTCATCGTGTCGTCCCCTCTGTGGCGCATAATCTTCACAATATCGCGCCCCTGTCTCACCGCTATCACTGTTGCATCCGCGCCAAAGCGCGCAGGGTCTACACCAATAATAATGGGCGCTGACTGATCCTTGTACTTAACGCGTTTCATCGCGTCGTCCACAATATCAGCGCCAATGAACTGATCATCCCCCGCGTTGGGGAACATACCGTAGACCTCAACGTGCGCTTGCGCCGAGTCAGGCCCATACTCCGCAATAATCTGTGTATAAACTTGTTTGTCTGTGCCTTCGACCTCGCGCGCGTCCACCACCTTGGTTGTCCAAAACTCGCGTTTGGAGTTAAAGCACTCGTAAAAGTACCCCGTGTTGCGCCTGGGGTTAGAAAACGCTAACCAAAAGCGGTTAGGTGTGTTTTCTGTAAAAAATCCACTGGTCACCGCCCAAATAGTGTCGTCAATACCGCTAGCCTCATCAAATATCACTAGCACACCATCAAAGTTGTGCACACCCGCGTACGCGTCGGGGTTCTCCGCCGACCACAGCCGCCCTTCCACGCCCCAGTAACGCGTGCCTTTTTTCAAATCGCGCTCAACCAGCTCAGTCAGCCATTTTGCAGGCGTCACCCGTGTGGCCGACACTTCAAACCAATGGCTGTTAATTGACATTGCCAACCACTTAGTAATCTCGGCCCATGTAATCGAGCGCAGTTGATTTTCACTGTTAGCAGAAATAATCGTAGACGAGCCAATCCGTGTAGCCGCCATCCAAATCGTAATCCAACTTACCAACGCCGACTTGCCAATACCACGCCCAGACGAGATAGCTTCTCTTAACGTATCAAAATCTGCTTTGCCGTTGTTGGCCTTGATGTGCGAGGCCATGTCTTGCAAGACATCGCGCTGCCATTTGCGCGGTCCTGTGAAATGCTCTAGCGGCGTGCCTTTGACACCCCACGGAAACACAAACATTACAAACGCCAACGGGTTGTCTTTGAGCGCAGGCGCCCAAAGTCTAGCCATTAACTCTTGTTCGTCTTCAGCGCTGTATTTGGTCGTTTGCATCTATGACTTCAATAACGCGCGTTTGCGCTTGTTGCAGTGCTTGCGTGATGGAGATGCGCTGATCCACTTCAACCGATATAGCTTGCTTGGCCACCCAGCCGTGTTGGTGCTTCAATATCTCAAGCGCTGCTTTAGAGTCGCCGTCGTTGGCTGCCTTGTGCAATATGCGTGACATCTCTATTTCGCCATCAGCTTTGCCCTTAGCCTGGGCCATCTCCGCAACTGGATCGAGTTGGCACAGTTGCCTATATTCGGTTGGCAACATGCCTGCAGCTAAGGCAAGCGTATCGCCTTTGAGCCCTAACTTTGCGGCGTCATATATGCGTTGCAGTCGTGACTCAGTCGCAACAACTTGACGCGGTGTAAAAGGTAAACTTTGAAACATGTGGCTTTATACCATAAAAAAATAAATAAAAAATAAATT